GAGTTAATACAAGAACACTTTGAAACTGATGATTTAATTGAATGGGGTTTTGATGCTGATGAATTAGAATTTTTTGAACCGGAAGTATTAGAAGCCGAAGAAGATGATTTTAATGTTCCGGATGAAATTAAAACAGATATTGTTCTTGGTGATTTAATAGAGATAGGCGAACACAGATTACTTTGCGGTGATTCTACTTGTTCAGATACGGTTGCAAAGCTAATGAATGGAGAGAAGGCAGATATGTGTTTTACAGACCCTCCTTACAAAATTCAAACAGAAGGCGGTTGCAAAGGGATTACGGGGGAAGCATTAAGAAAGCAAGGAAAGGACATTGAATTTATTTCAGATTTTAACCCTATTGATTTTTTACAAACTTTACCTTTAGTTTTCAATGTAAAAAAAATGAATGCTTATATTTTTTGCAATAAAGAATTGTTACCCGATTATTTAATTTGGGCAAGAGATAATGGTTATTCCTTTAATGTTTTAATTTGGAAAAAACCAAACGCAATTCCAATAGGAGATAGCCATAGACCCGATATTGAATATTTGCTTTTATTTAGAAAGTCAGCGATATGGAATAATAGCTTAAAAGATGTAAACTATTCAAGGTGCTTAGAATTTGGTAGAGAAAGCGGATTGCATCCAACAATGAAACCTATTGAATTAATTTCAAATGAAATGAAAATAAGTTCAAACAAAAATAGTTTAATTTTTGACTTCTTTCTTGGCAGCGGTTCAACAATGGTTGCAGCACACCAACTTAAAAGAAAATGCTACGGAATGGAATTAGACCCAAAGTATTGTCAAGTAATAATTGATAGAATGATGAAACTTGATGAAAGTTTAACCGTTAAGATAAACGGAAAACCATATAAAAAGTAATTTAAAAATTCAACAAAATTCAACATACAAAGCCTAAAAGAAAATAGTAATGGCACAAAGTAGAACAGAAAAAAGCAAAAAAGCATTAATTGAAGCACTTGAAAAATCGCTTGGAGTAGTTACAACCGCTTGTAAGATTGTTGGAGTTGATAGGGGAACATTTTATAATTATTTAAAAGACGATGAAGATTTTGCGAAGAAGGTCCAGGAAATGGAAAACGTTACTTTGGATTTTGTTGAATCACAACTTCATAAACAGATAAAAGAAAATTCAACCGCTGCAACAATATTCTTTTTAAAGACTAAAGGAAAGAAGCGCGGTTATATTGAAAGGCAAGAAATAGACCATACAACACAAGGTGAAGCAATCGGATCAAGTATTGACCTATCAAAACTTTCAACAGAGGTTTTACTTGCACTTGAAAAAGCCGCTGATGAGAATAAAGACGAGCCAAGTTAAAAGCGAATTATCCAAACGTAGCTTATTAAAGTTCACGCAACAAACAATGCCGGAATTTCAATCGACTGAATTTCATAAAGCCTATTATGAAGTATTAAATCTATTCGCATACAAGAAAATTAAAAATTTAATGATTACAATACCGCCACAACATGGAAAAAGCACCGGTTCAACAATTCAACTTCCGGCCTATATTCTTGGAAGGAATCCGGATACTAAAATTGCCGTTGGTTCTTATTCGTCAACATTTGCAAAGAAATTTAATAGACAGATTCAAAGATTAATTGACAATAAAGAATATCATTCTATATTTCCAGGAACAGTATTAAACGAATCAAATGTTGTTACCGTATCTTCAAACTACCTTAGAAATTCAGAAGAATTTGAAATTATCAATTCATTGGGTTCGCTGAAGGCCGTTGGTAGAGGTGGACCGTTAACCGGTAACGCGGTTGATGTTATGATAATGGATGATTTGTATAAGGATGCAATGGAAGGTAATTCACCGGTTGTAAGAAATGCCGTTTGGGATTGGTATTCCTCCGTAGTTACAAAAAGGTTGCACAATGATAGCCAACAATTAATTGTTTTCACACGTTGGCACGAAGATGATTTGATTGGAATGATTCAGCACAAAGAAGAAGTTATAACAATTAGTTCGATTGACGAAATACACAACCTGGATGCTGATTTTGATGGTTGGATAAAGATGAATTTTGAAGCAATTAAGGTTGGACCGCCAACATCACTTGATAAAAGAAACGAGGGTGAACCACTTTACCCGGAAAAACACGCATTGAAAAAACTTATAAAAGATAGGAATTTAGATCCGGAAAAGTTCGAATGTATGAATCAAGGAAATCCAACTTCACAAGAAGGTTTACTTTATTATCCTTTTAAAACTTATTTAAGACTTCCGGAAGTAAAAGAAAGAAAAAATTATACTGACTCGGCTGATAGTGGTGTTGATTATTTATGTTCGATTAATTATGCTATTCCAACGGATGCCGAAGATTCAAATATTTATGTAACTGATATATTATACACTCAAAAAGGTGTTGAATTTACAGAAAGCGCAATGATTGATTTGCTGATTAAAGATAACATTGGAGTTGCAGACATTGAACGCTCACCTGGAACGCGACTATGGGCCGAGGCAATAACAAGAGCGGTAATAGGTAGCTGCACAATAAATGTATTTAGTCAAACACATAACAAAGAATCAAGAATTTACACCAATAGCGCAACGGTAAACAGAAGGTTGATATTCCCGGAAGATTGGTACATTAAATGGCCGGAATTTTTTAATCACGTTAGGCTATACAAAAAACTATTCAAAGCAAATAAAAATGATGATTCAGCGGATGCATTAACCGGAGTTATTGAAATGTCAAATTATAGGCATTTTTATGTAGATTAACAATTAAAAAAAAAGTTTAACTTTGTAAAAAGATTTCATAAATGGGTATATTTTCAAATTGGTTTCAAGATAGCACCGAAATTCCGGAAGTATCTGTATATCAAATAGGTTCAAATTTCGACATTGGAAAAACCGAAGGTGTTATTGAAAAGGGGTACACCGGTAACGGTGATGTATATTCAATAGTTAAAAAGATTGCCGACAACGCTAAACACATTCCGCGTGAACTTTGGCGTAAAGATTCTGACGAATGGGAAAGGGTTACTGAAGGCGATTTGTGGGAAATTGTAACCAAAAGACCAAACGACCAACAAAACATTCACGACTTTATCGAACAATCTGTTACAAACTTATTAACAAAAGGCAACACTTTTAGACGCGGTCGAAGAACACCGGGTTTCGGTGAAGCATTCCAAGAAATTATAATGGTGAATAACAATATTATAACCATTGACTGCAAGATTGAAGATTTTAATTATATTCCGAAACAGTATAAATTGGAGTTAGGAACTAACAAATTAATTGTTCCGGTTGAAGATATGAATCACGTTAAGTTTTACAATCCTTCGGAGTATGGAATGTCAAGTTGCTTAGGTTTATCACCTTTACAAGCCGGTTTGCTTTCTTTGGTTGCTTCTAACGACAACAAGACCGCACAATCTGTTTTGGTCCGCAATCAAGGAATTAGAGGATTAATAACTTCACGCTCTGAACGCGCACAAACACCGGAAGAAAGAAATCAAATCCAACAAGCCGCAGACAATCGAATGATGGGCGCAAGTAAATTTGGAAAAGCAATTGCAACTTCAGCGAATGTTGACTTTATCCAAATGGGAATGGATGCAACACAATTAAAGATAATCGAAAGCGCGGTTATGAAGTTGCGCGACCTTTGTAATTTATACGGTGTTGATTCTTCTTTGTTTAATGACCCGGCAAATAAGACATACAATAACCGAAAAGAAGCGGAAAAAGCAATGTTTACTAATGCAGTTATTCCGGTAAATGAAAAAGATATCCACAGTCTTTCGGAATGGTTGCTTCCTGGATGGAATGAAAAAGACAATACAACGTATCAAATACGGCAAAATCTTTCATCTATTCCGGTGCTTCACGAAGATGAAGATAAGAGAGCCGCGAAACAAGAAAAAATCAGTAAAATATTTATTAGTATCTTAGAGGCGCAAATGTCAAATGAGCAAAAAGTGTTTTCATTAATGCGTTCACTTGATTATTCTGAAGATGAAGCAAAAGAAATTGTTGGAAATGAAACACAAGAAATTGAGTAAAGGACAAATCGAGAAGTTGAAGAAGGCAAAGATTAAATCTTTGAATGAAAATAAACTGATTAAAAAATGAAGGTAACCGGTAAAATATTTGCAACTAAAAAAGAAGAAATTGATTATCTTGTTAAGCATAATAAGGAAATAATTGAGTTTAAAAAAGCGGTTGTTAAACATACAACACCAACAACAACGGAAGCGGAAAACAGTTCGACATTTAAGGCATTAAGCACTTCAAAAGAGAATGATACCGATTCAGTTATTAAAAGAACGGTGATAGGCAATACTTATAATTGGTTAGATTCGCATGGTGATGTTCATTTAGAAGGTACATTTGGAAAATCTATTTCAGAAAGACAAAATAAAATTTGGCATCTACATGATCACGAACAAAAGATAACTGCGAAAGTTGGTATTCCTTCAAAGATTTATGAAGCACCGGTTGAATGGTCCGACTTAGGAATTAAGAAAGCCGGAACAACAACCGCTTTAATGATGGATTCAGATATAAGAAAAGATTATAACAATTTAATTTTCCAGGAATACAAAGACGGAAATATTGACCAACATTCAGTTGGTATGTATTACGTTAAAATAGATTTTGCGGTGAATGATAAGGACCACAAAGCGGAATTTAAGACTTGGAATGATAACATTGAAAACATAGGAAACCGCGAAAGTGCTGAAGAATTAGGCTATTTTTACGCGGTCAAAGAAGCAAAATTAGTTGAAATTAGTGCGGTGTTGCAAGGTAGTAACGAACTAACACCGACAATTGAAGCAAAAGATATTGAGCCGGAGCAATCCACTCAAAACGAGCCGGAGCAATCCACTCAACATAAGAATAAGAATAATAATTTAAGAAATAATTTATTAATTTAAAATAAACAAAAAATGTTTACAAGAAAAAACGCTGAAGAAATCAGCAAATTGAGTGAAGTTGAAATAAACGACTATCACACCGCTTTAGAAAAGCACAGAGAAGAAAAAGAATTGGAATTGAACAAATCAATTTCAGAAAAAGCAAACGCAAGTGATGTTGCTGAATTAAAAACTTTGGTTGAAGGACTTAAAGTTTCAGAATTTGAAGCAATGAAATCAACTTTAAAAGCGCAAGGTAAAGAAATGGCGAAATTAGTTGAGCAAGTTGAAATTCAAACTGAAAAAGAAGGTATTTCATTTACTGCTGCGGTTCTTAAAGGAATTAGCGATAACGCTGATAGACTTAAAGACGTTATTAAAAACGGTGCGGGAACTGTAAAGTTAGAAATTAAAGCAAGTCAATCTTCAGCGGATATCGCTTCGATGACTGATTATGCAATGGTAGAAAGCGGAGTTGGCCAAATCGCAACAAGACAAACATTGATGAAGTCTTTGTTTCCGGTTCAACCAATTTCAACTGAATACTTGAAATATAATGACCAAGAAACAGTTGTAAGAGATGCAAAAAATGTTGCCGGTTGTGCAGATTCAACACATCTTTCAAAAATCACTTGGCAAGTTAGAACGCTGCAAATCAGTAAGGTTAGAGATTTTGTGGATATTTGCGTTGATATGATTGACGATGCGTCATTTGTGGCCGGAGAAATCCAAAGCCTTGTTTCAACTGATGTTGCTTTGAAAGTAGACGAACAACTTTTATTAGGTACGGGAGTTTATCCGGAACTTAATTCAGTTAGCGCGGTTGCTTCAACATTTGCAGCCGGAAGTTATGCACTTGCGATTCAAGATGCTACATTAATCGATTTGATTAAAGTTGCCGGAGCGCAAATATCAGACTTTGGACAAAACAATAAATTTATGGCCAACACCGTTTTATTAAATCCGGTTGATGCTACACAAATGCAATTGTTGAAAAATGCTGATGGTAATTATATGGTGCCGAATTGGATAACTTCTGATGGTGTTAATATTGGTTCAATGCGAGTTATCGCTAACCAATTAGTACCGGTTAACGAAGCGTATATTTTTGATTCGTCAAAAGGAACAATTTACCAACGTAGAGGTGCAACGGTTGAAATGGCTTTTGAAAACAGAGAAAACTTTGAAAAAGAGTTGGTAACTGTTAAGGCTTACGAGCGTTTAAACTTCAGAGTTCGTAATGTAGATGCTAACGCATTTATGCACGTTGCTGATGTTGCTGCTGCAATTGCTGCAATACTGAAACCATAGTATTAATTTACTTTATAATCGCGCACTTCCTTCATTGGTTGTGCGCTTTTGTAGTTAAAAGAAAGTACTATGGAAACCACAAAATTAATTTTATTAGTTGAACACCGAACACTTGGAGCAAAAGGAGTAGTTTTTGAAGTTCCAAATGCAAATGTTTCAGCCTGGATTGATTCCGGAAAAGCAAAAAAGCATTCAAAAGGAAGTTCAAAATCAAGTGAAAACGGTAAAGCTAAAAAAGGTAAAAAAAAAAAGTAGAACAAATTATTGACTTCATTTATACAAAATAACAATGGCAATTTTACAACCTTCAGATTTTACAGATAATCCAATTTATAACATTGCATTAACGCTTCAAGCGGAAACCGAACTTGATACAATGATTGAAGATGTTGAAAAAAACACTTTGCAAGATTTACTTGGTTGTGAATTATACACTTTATTTATTGCAGATTTAACGGTTGGCACTCCGCAAGTTCCGCAAACGGCAATTTATACAGATATATTTGAAGCGTTTTGTTTCGATCACGTTCTTTGTGGACCACAAAAAAGCAAAGGAATGAAGGACTTATTAATGAGTTTTGTCTACTTTGAATGGCACAGATACAATTTAAACAAATCAGTTTCAACCGGAATTGTTCGCGGTGATTCTGAAAATTCACAAATGGTATTGGCTGAAAGTTACGGAACTTATAATAAATACAATCGTTCAATTGAAAGTTATCGGTCAATACAACAATATATTTCAGATAATTCAACTTTATATCCTACCTTTGAAGGTAGAAGAAAACATTTTAATTCAGCGATATGAGCCAACCAATTACAATAACATTTCAATTTTCAGATGGCGTTTCACACGATGCAAGTTTAACGGAAGCGAGTATTTCACAAGCTATTTGTTACAAATATGGTTGGAGTATTGCTCCAATTGTTGCCGGATTAGATGCAACACCGACTTACACAATTGAAGTTTCAAACAATAATGTTGATTTCTTTCCCTACGATTCACCGGTTGTTGATGCTTTAATTGGCCAGGCTTTCGATGATACACATTTGGATTGGTTGTATATTAGAATCAATTATGATGCACAATTAAACACAACCGGAACTGTTGAATTTCCTTTAATACTTAAATAAAATATGGCTTTACCCGTTATACATTTAGATAGAGCGCAACAAGCCGCGTTTACCGGTTGGGCCGGTGAAGTATCAATTTACGCTGATTTACCGGTTGCAACTGCGGTTGCCGGTGAATTTTGGATGGTTTTAAATCCAACCGGTTCAAGATTTCTATTGAATTATAAGGCAGCCGGATTATATTTATCTGAAGCCGGAGTTTGGAGAAAAATAAATGATGCACAAATTCTTTTAAATGATAATCAATTTTCTGTTTATAATGCCGTTGATAACACTAAACAAATTGCCTTTGATGCTTCAGTAATAGCAACGGCAACAAAAAGAACGGCAACTTGGCCGGATAAAGATGGAACGGTTGCAATGCTTTCGGATGTTGGCGGTGTATTCACTCCAACAATCAATTCAACAAATATGGTTGAAGTTTCGCAAGAATCAGATTTTGGGGTTGCGGTTGGTAGTGTTATTACTCTTACAACAAACACAACATATTTTATTCGCGGAAATGTTAATTGTACAAATAGGATTTTAATTGATACCGAAGGAATTGCAATTGTTGGATGGGATAGGGATAAAGATAGTTTAACGTATACAAGTACCGGTGGTGATTTTATAACCGTTACAGATGTTAACTTTGAGTTGGCTAATTTAAAACTTTCTTCAACTAATTCAACCGGCGGTGAAGTTGTTTTAAGGGCGGTTAATTACGATGCACTTGAATACAATAATGGAAGGTTGAAAATCTTAACGATTATTAATTGTCAGTTTAGAGATTGTTTTGATGTTATGTATATTGAAGGATTTGATTTAGTGGATATTCAACAAACTTTATTTTGGTATATTAAAAGTACGGTTATCGGTTGCCAATTTAAAAGTACTTCCAAACTTCAAATTTCAAGTTGTGAATTTGTGCGTTGGTTTGATGAATCAACTATTCCAACACCAAGCGGTTATGCAACCACACCAATGATTGAATTTCTTGTTGGTTCAATGGGAGCGACTAACATAACGGGTTGTATTTTACACCCACAACAAACGCAATATGGCTTGAAAATAAGCCCAACAAGTACAACCGGATTTGGTACTATTTCCGGAAACACTTTTATCAATATTGGATTAACAACCGGCGCGGTTTCTGATTTTGATTATAGTGTTCAAAATACTTACATAATTCAAGCTAATCAAGGATTAATAAACGGTAACGCAAAGGGAACTTTACAGATAACGGGAAATGATGAAGCGTTTGATATGCCTATCGTAGCCGGTTCAAATTTAGCCGTTTTAAAACCTGCAAATATTATTGGCGGTTCTTTTACGAATACACCAACTTTTCCAACAGCTACAAGAGTTTTAACAAGCGTTCCAGGAAATGGATTAAATGATAATGATGAAGGAACTTCATTCACTTACAATAATAAAAATGATGGCAATTTCTTTGTTGTGGTAACGGCAACAGTTGAGTACAATGATACCGGCGGCGGTACAAAAGATGGGTTTATTCAATGCGTTTTAAGGGCCGGTGATGGTGTAACACAAACAGAAATAACAAGTTCAATCGGAGTAACTGAAGTAAAAGGCTTTGCTAATTCGCTTAGTTTTTCAGTAATCGGACAAGCAACTTTGGGAAGTGTTTTTGATGTTGTATTTAAAACTTTTGATAAAAATGGAGTAGCACCGGCAAATGAAGTTACAAATAGAGAATTAGTTGTTCGGGAATTTGTATTAAATGGTTATCAATTTTAATAGAATAAAAAATGGATATAACGGAAGCAACATTTCGGTTAATGGATGTTATTTATATTGTTGTTGGTGTTGGTTCGGGTTTAGCTTTTTATTGGAAAATGGTTTTAAGTGATAAGAGCCAAGAATCAAAAATTAGTCAAATGAAAAAGGATATTGAAAAAAATGAAGGTATAATGTTTAAAAAGTTTTCAAGCATCCATTCGCGTATGGAAAAAAACGAGGAAAAGAATAAAACGGAATTTGATACGATCAACAAAGAACTTGCAGATGTTAAAATTGGCATTTCTTCAATCAACGGTAAACTCGATATTCTTATAAACAACACCAACTTATAAATAAATATGTTCAACACGATTGACTATATTAAAGGAATTATTGAAAGCCTTACTTTTACACAAAAAATTTCAAACATTATTCCAGGACCAACGGAAACAACTTTTGAAACGTGCAAGACTTATTGGATTTTTCCGAAGTCTGTTATCACAATTAACGGTGTTGATTATAAAGTTATTGATTTTGAAATTAATGAATCAGTTACGATAAAAGGAGTTTTAACCGGAACAGAAACACATTACACAATTAAAGCACCGAACTTTTTTAGAGGTACTCCAATGCAAACTTCAAACGCTTTGATGATGATAAAAGATTGGAAAAACAAACTTCCAATGGCTTATTTAATTCAACCAATGAGTGAAACAAGAAGTTTAAATCCTTTGGAGAAAATAGGAATCACCGCTGAAAATGTACGAATACTTTTTATGTTGCCGGGAAAACTTGCCGAATCAATCGACCAACAATATTTAACCGCAATTCAGCCGACTGATAATTTAATATTTGAATACGAAAAAGCGTTAATGACTGATCCAAATATTGGTGAATTAGGAAACGCAACGAAATCAGACCGGCCCAATTATGGCGTTTGGGTTTCAAGTAAATCAAAAACAAAGCCATCTAATCAAGACAACGTTAAAAAGTTGATTGATGAAGATATTTCCGGCATTGAATATATCATTGATATTCCTTTTAAAAGGCAAATTTGCGATATAGATGCGACTTGTAAAAATTGATATAATTCAAAATACTTATATTTGTAAAACAAAACATTAATTAAATAATAAAAAAGAAAAAAAATGTCAGACAAAAATTGTAATTGTGATGTAATATCACTTGGAAACACCGGTTTACCGGATTGTTCATTGATTGCAGATATTGCCGCTTTTCCATTATTGGATATGGCTAAAGATTCTGCGGGTGCAACAAAAGAAAGATTAAAAACAGATTTAACCGTATGGGCTAATTTAGAGCCACTACTTAACGCGGCTAATCCTTTAGATAGAATTTATCCAATCGGAAAATTTGAGAACGTAGAACAGAACAGAGAAGATGATGTGTTTTGGACTGCAAATAGCGGAAAAACTGCTTTTGTACGTGAAGGATTTAAAACTTTTCAAGGTTTTATTGTTAACGCACCAAGAGAATTAACTGCAAAGTTAAATGCGAACGCTTGTCAATCTTTCGGATTTCACTTCATTGATGATTCTAACCAATTGGTTACTAAAAAAGGAAGTGATTCAACTAAATGTAAACCAATTTTAATTGATTCAGATACTTTTAGAACAAAATATGTTGAAGCAACAAATGATGCTCCGGCAATGTTAATGTTATCTTTCCAATGGAAAAGCACCGAAAAAGATGCTGATGTAAAAGTTGTTGGCGGTTTAGATTATACCGGTTCTGATTTATACGGTTTGATTGATGCTGATGCGGTTTATTCTCCAATTTCTACTGCCGGATTTACTGCAACAATTACTTCTACTTGTTATGGTGGACCGGTTGAAGGTTTAGACCTTGTAGATTTCACGCTAAATGAAATTTCACCAACACCGGGGGTTGAATCAATTTTAACTGCTGATGAAACAAGTCCAGGAGTTTATGAAATTGTTTTAACTTCTGCTGCTGCTTCAACTGAAGTATTCAGATTATCGGCTTCAAAAGACAGATTTGATTTTTCTGAAATGTCAGATGGTACAAATGATATAACAATTCCTTAATGAAAATCAAGGTGATAAACGGCATTCAATTTAATTTGGATGCCGTTAAATCAATATCACTTTCGAGGTTCAAGGAACTTTATAAAGTGAGGTTCGGAGAAAATACAGAAAGCGTTTACTTCGAAATAACCGGAAAGGTAAAGAAGGAAAAACCAAAGAAAAAGAAAAAAGAAGAAGCACCGGAATAGGTGCTTTTTTTGTAATATGGAAGCATTAAAGAAATTGTCAAGAAACTTTATTAACTTGAATGTTGATAATCTGATGTTCAAAACAATGTCGGATAATCCGCTTTTAAAGAAATTAGTTCGAAGATTAAACACCGTTAAACAGTTAAGGACCGAACACGTTGATGCAGATAATAAACCGTTGTATTCACAAAGACATCAAAGCGGTGTTTATAGTGCAACAACAGAATATTTATCCGGTGGCCGAAAGAAGGCCGGAACACCTTATACTTTATTTGATACCGGTGAATTTTTTAAGTCTTTTGAGGTGATGTATGAAGATGGTGGAATTTTGATTGATGCCGATCCAATTAAAATGAGTTCAAGCGGTGCGATTGATACAAACCTATTTGAAGAATACGGTGAAAAAATACTTGGATTGAATGATGATAATTTACGTATCTTTATAACCGCGTTAATGCCAAAGATAAGAGAAACAATAATCAAACAAACTTTTGCCGGTGTTTTTTAAAAAGTTAGAGTTATACACAACAATAGAAGATTTGCCGATTGGCAATTTTCAAAGAATAATGAAAGAAGGCGATTTAAAATATATGATTATTAAAGGAAAGTTTAAAAAAAAACATCTTTCAAAACTTGAAAACGCTTGGATAAATTGCTATAATCAGTATTTGCAAACTTTCGGATTGAATAAAATGTATTTATTAGTCCTGGAGCAAGAAGAAAAAATTGCCAAATTGATTTGCGACCGTTGGATAAAAGACTTAAAACATTTGAACGGAGTTATTAAACACGAAGAACAAGTTTTAAAACAAATGATACTACCAACGAAAGGAGTTAAAAAATCATTTGAAGAAGATTTGGCAATTATTCAGAAACACAATGGTTTTGTAATTGACCAAAAAACAACATCGGTTAAAATGTTTTTCACTTACGTTAAGATGTTAGAAAAAGAATCAACCGACCAAAAAGTACGCAATGCCACAAAAGATTGAAAATAAAGATATATTTAGTCCGGATTTTTTAGAACCACAAAAGAAAAGTTTTAGAGAAATCATTGAATTGATTAAGTTAATGGAATCAGAAATGAAAGATGTTTTGAAGGTCCAACAACAATTGGTTAAAACTTCGGATAAAAAGAGCGTTGAAGGATTGAAAAAAAGACAAAGAGCGGTTCAATCTGTTAATCAAGTTTCAAAAGAAATGTTGAAATTGGAGAAACAAAGAAAGGTTGCTTCTTCCCAATTAGAACTTGCGGAAACAAAAGAAGCGAAAGCGGTTGCAGTTACAAGGTTTGAACTTCAACAAAAAAAGAAAGCGGTAAAAGAAGAAATTCTTGCGGAAAAAGGTTTGATTGGAGAATATAAAAAACAATCAACAAGATTAAACGACCTTCGTAAAAAGTACAAAGATTTAATTTTAGTACAAGGAAAAGAAACACGCGCGACCAGGAAATTAAGAAAGGAAATAACAATACTTGATAAACGACTAAAAAAAGTTGATGCTTCAACCGGTCAATTTCAAAGAAGTGTTGGTAATTATGGAAAAGCATTCGGAAAGGCCGGTAACGCTTTGCGTTCAATGGGCTTGGCTATTGGTGGTTTGGCTATCATTAGAAATATTACCGGAATAGTAAGAGGTTTTGAACAATCACAAGCGGATTTAGCTTCCGTTCTTGGTGTTAATGTTGAAGAAATGAAAGCATTAACAGAACAAGCGCGTGAACTTGGCGCAACAACAAGATTTACCGCCGGTGAGGTCGGCGCTTTGCAAAAAGAACTTGCAAAATTAGGCTTTGACCAAACCGATATTAAAAATATGACCGAAGCAACGCTTCAACTTGCAGCGGCAACCGGAACTGAATTACCAAGAGCCGCCGAAGTTACCGGTGCTACTTTAAGAGGTTTTGGATTAGATGCTTCAGAAACTCAAAGGGTTGTTGATGTAATGGCAAAATCATTTTCTTCTTCTTCTTTGGATATGGAGAAATTTGCAACGGCAATGAGTTCAGTTGCACCGGTGGCAAAAACCGCCGGGTTATCAGTTGAAAAAACAACGGCTTTACTTGGAACTTTAACGGATAGAGGTTTGGATGCTTCAACGGCCGGAACGGGTTTAAGAAATATCTTCCTGGAACTTTCAAAAGAAGGAATGACATTTGAAGAAGCAATGCTTCAGATTAATTCCGCTTCAGATAAAAATGCCGCTTCACTTGAATTATTTGGAAAAAGGGGTGCAACGGTTGGAACAATACTTTCTGAAACTGCAAATGATGTTTCTAATTTGGAAGCTAAATTAAATGATGCCGGAGGTGCTGCAAAAGAAATGGCAGATAAACAACTAAACACTTTAAACGGTGCTTTAGATTTGCTTAAATCGGCTTGGGAAGGGTTTATTTTAGATTTAAACGAAGGAACGGGTGCTTTTGCCGGTTTAAAGGATATAACGCTTTTTGTTGCAAGGAATTTAAAAGATATTATAAAAGTTATTAAGGCGGTTGCAATTGGTTGGGTTGCTTATAGAGTTTCTTTGAAACTTGTGAACAGAGAAACCGGTAAATTTCTTGGGCTTGGACTTGTTTCAAAAATGCGTTCAATGGTTAAAACGCTTAGGTTAATGACTAAAGGCGCAAAAGGTGCTTCATTAGGCTTTAGAAGAATGGGCGCGGCTATGAAAACAATTCCGTTGGCGGCTTGGATAAGTGGAATAACAACAATAATTGTTTTGTTATGGGATTTTGTAGGCGGAACGGATGCGGCAACACAAGCACAAAATGAATTAAATGAAGCAAAGCGTGAAGAATTAAGGCTTGAAAAAGAAAAAATAAAATTATTAGATGAAGGAAGAAAACAAGCACAATTTGACCTTAAAAGAACCGCCGCTTTATTACAAAGAGGTCAAGAATTTAGTAAGGAAAAACTCGAACAAATCAAAGCGGAAGCGGAAGCGGAAATTGCTTCAACTTCTGTAATAATTGACAATTTAAAAATAAGAGAAGCAAGAGTAAAACAAATTACAAATAATTTAATTGAACAAGAAAAAAAAGCCGGAAATAAAATAACAGAAAATTTAAAAACAATATTAGGCGCAAGGGCGCGAATTATAGCAGAGCAAGA